ATCGTTTCGACCCGCAATGGGGAGGTTTTTGGAAGTACCTTTGAGGGGGGGGGAGGGGGGTGGAGCTGTCAGGCACGGTTGAACCTCGCGACGAAGAAGCGCGCCTCGGACTCGAACAGCCGGGCGAAGTTTTCACGGATCGAGGCCACGACCTTGGCGTTGATGCGCTTGGCGTTGAACATCTGCGCCACGTCCACCGTGCTGATCGCCTTGATAGGCAAACGCTTGTCGGTGGTGCGACGGAAGACTGTGCGCCCCTTGTTGCCGATGAAGGCGCCAGGGATCGTGCGCTGCCCGCCAGTCCTGCGGATCTTGAACCGCAGCTGCTTGAGCGTACCTGTGCTGGCTCGCTTGCGAGCCTGGGCCAGGCTGACGGATCGCTCAAGGAAGCGGATCACGTTGGCACTGCGCTTGCGCCCATCGCCACCAGTCAGCGAAGCCTGCAGGTTGAATTGCCCATTGCGAAACGATGCACGGCGCACCTGGAGACGCTCGCGCACATACGCTGCCGTGACGTTGAACTCCTTGGTGATCTCCCTGCCCATGCGTGTTTTGGCCTGCGCCATGGTCTTGTTCATGGCCGAGGTCAGGGCCTTGATGCGGACATCGGCGGCCAGGGTATCCAGGCGCTTGGCGATGTCGGGAAAGTTGGTTGTGACGTTGATCTGCATCAGACACCCCCATTACGGATGATTACGGATAGATTCCCGCATCCGTAACTGCCAAACCCGCATGGAATAAGGCTCTCTACGGCATTACGGCATTTACGGGTAGATCGTGCGAGTGCGCGCACACGCGCACACACACATGGGACAAATGAGGGTCTCATCCGTAATGCCGTAGAGAGGCCCTGTTTATGCGGGTTACGGCTGTTTACGGATACCCCAAAAATTACGGATGCATCCGTAATTGATAGAACTGGGAAGGTGTCAGTTTTCACCGATGTAGCCCTTCAGATTGGCCTCGAACAAATCGATTGCGTCCTGCGCATAAAGGCCGGTTTCACTCTGATCGGGGGGCGGGGTCACCCACCACATGCGGGTAGACACGCGCAGGCTCTTTGGCGTCACCACCCGCACCGCCACTTGGTCGCCCGCCAAGCGCATTACCATGCGGCCAAACACGGCCTTGCTCATGGGGAACTTCTCGCCCTCGATCACGCACCATCGTCGGTATAGCCTGTAGGCCTGGTCGGCGCTACAGCTGCTGTACGTCACCGGCAGCTCTTCCTTGCTCCAAGCGAGCCACCACCGCTCAGGGTTGGGGCGTCCAAGGTCTATCAGGTCGTGCTTGGCTTTGGTGGCCGGGGGTGGGGCGTAGGGTTTGAACAGCGTCAAGCCTCGGTTCATCAGGAAGTGCAGGAACGCTTCCCGGCCGCCGTTGTCCCTGCACTGCACCACACGCTGGTAAAACTCCGCCTCGGCCTTCGGTGGTGTCCAGATCACGCAATAGCGACGGTCCGAGGCGTCCAGGGCATTGGGCTGCAGCTCGTTGGACAGAAACACCAGGTTGACGTGGTTTTCTTCAGAGCGCACCGGCATCATCTTGGTGTTGATCTTGATCTCGCGGCCGGAGATCATCGCCTTGAGCTTGCCCTTGAGGTGGCGCATTTCAGTGCGCGATAGCACCTCGTCGCCGATGACGAACAGCTGGTGGCTGATCCAGTCGTTGAACTTGTCCTCCAGCTGGTCCTGGCCCACCACGGAGCCGTAGGAGCCGTAGATGTCGCGCACGATCTCCCATAGCAGGTTCTTGCCCGACCCTTCATCGCCGTGCATGATGATGCTGGTGGGCATCTTGGCACCCAGGTTCTGCAGCGGATAGGCGATCCAGTCCAGCACCCACTCGTAGACGATGTCCGAGTCGCCGCAGAGGTGGCGCAACAGGTCCAGGATCGGCTCGCAGTCGCCCGGCACAGGTACTGTCTCCAGGCCGCCGAACAGATTGATGCAGGCCGGGCCGCACTTCATGCTGGGATCGAACACGACCTGGTCGGCATGCACCACGCGGCGCTTGTCGCTGGTCATCCACATGCGCACCTCGTCATTACCGAACTGGTTGCGCAGGCCGGCCACGCTGTAGGCTTGGCGTGTCTCCACGTCCCAGGCGATCTGGCTACAGTACTGCAGCGCCCAGTTGCGGAACAGCGTGTTTAGCTTGCCGGTGTCGACCTTCTTCTTGCGCTTCTCGCGCTTGACAGGTGCCCGAGGTGCGCCCCCCTCCCCTTTGCGTGCTGCGGGCGCGTCCTCATCTTCCATGTCGGGGGGTTGACTCATCTGGTAGACCTTGGCGCTGTTGGATTGATCAGCCATATTTCTGGATCTGTTGCAGCACATCGAGCGCCACATCGAGCTGGGCGCGGACCTGGGGCAGGCCCTCCAGGCGGTGCAGGTCGTTGAAATCGGTGTCCTTGTCGCCACGATGGGCGGCAAAAATGGGGAAGGAGCGCACCACCAGGCGGGCTCCAGCGTCCATCACGCCGTCCATGGCCACCTGGGCCTGGATGCGGCCCACGTTGTTGGCAATGCCCTTGATGGCTGTGCGCCAGTCGTCATCAGCGCAGATCACGATCGGGCAGCCTGGCAGCATGCTGTAGACCGACTCGACGACTACGGGCAGGTTGTAGGCGTCCCAGGCCACGTACACCGGGTATCGGCGCTCCAGCGCCATGCGGATACTCATGCCCGTGGCGTAGCCCTCGCACACAAACACCGGCTCGCCGATCACCGGCAGGCCCAGGCGGCAGGCCGTGCCGGGCTTTTGCATGCCGTAGGTAAACTTCTTGCTGCCGTCATCGCGGATGATCTGCACGCCCTTGAGCGACTGCTCGCGCGGCAGGTCGTAACGCAACATCGGCAGCACCAGGCCGCCGCCCTGCTGAGAGGGCAGAAAGCGGCAGCTCTCTGGCTTGTCGATGCCCTTGCGCTTGGCGTAGGCGCTCTCGCCCTCACGCAGCGCGGACCGCCAGTCAGCCAGGGCGCGCTCCTCGGCATTGGCGGCCAGATCGGCACGGGCCCTGGCATCCGCCGCGGCCCGGGACTCACGCTCGGCCCTGCGGCGTGCCAGGTCAGCAGCAGCCGGACGCTCGCCGGGCTCGAACCTGTAGCCGCCGTCCTTGGCCAGCTTGATGATGGTGCCGATGGTGTACCCGCCAGCGCGAGACTTGAAACCGCGCCAGCTGCTGCGGCAGGCCGGGGCGCTGTAGTTGGCCGCCTGCTGGCTCCACTGCTCCCAGGCACCCCAAGCGGCATCGCCGAACTCAGCCTTGAGCGCCATGCCCACGGCCACCCAGGTCTCGCGGTCCTCGGCACCGTCGATGAACTGCAGCATGGCCTCGGCCTGGCGCATGTCGATGGGCGGGCGGTCGAGGGTGGCCTGTGTCATTTTGCTCCCGCCATCAGCACCCGGCGAAGCGCCGCGTTCTCTTCGCGCAACCGGCGGTTGTCCCGCTCGGTCTCGCTTTCCAGCTTGCGGATGGAGTGCAGGTCATAGCCACGCTGGTGCAGCATCCAGTGCACCGGCGCGTCGTTGCCGCAGAAGTCCATCAGTGCGGACAGCTTGGGCCAGATCACGCCCTCGCTGCCGTTTTCCCAGCGGCTCCACTGGCCCTTGTCCATGGCCAGCTTGCCCTGGATCTGCTTGGGCTCCAGGCCGGCCAGTTCGGCGCACAGTGCGATCGCCGAGCCCATCGTCGGCTTGCGCGCCACCTCGGCGGGGCTGATCTCGATCGGGATTGCAATCTGATTCAAGGCTGCCTCACAACTTTGTTGAGAGCGGTTGTGAGGCATCGCGGTGCAAAATTTTTGCATGCGATACATCACCAAAGAAAAAACCCACCCGGCGACCCCAGGCCTTTCGAGCCTTCGAGAGGAGACAAATCATTCGGGGCACGCCAGCGCTCAGCACGCCAGGGGGGTGGAAAGAGCCGCCGGCCACGCGTGTCAACTCTGCCGGCAACTGCAATCTGCTCACGGATCACACACCCGCCGCAGCGGGCTCCGTGGATGGGTTGGTGGGGGCCAGCTCGGGCCAGATCTCCTGCCAGTCGTCGGGGCGCAAGTCTTTGCGGGTGACTACACCATTTGTAGCGCGCTCGATGGGCATACAGCGCTCGATGGGGATCTTGCGCACGCCGCGAGACCACTGCCAGACAAGCTGCGGCTGCGCCCCAACGGCCCGCGCCAATTCGGTCTGGCTGCCGTGTGCGGATAGGTAGTCGGCGAGTTTCATGCAAACAGTATAAGCGCATCGCTTAAGACAATGCAAGCGCTTCGCTCATTCCAAGAGTTAAGCAATTCGCTTCCAATTGCACTCATGAAAACTATTGCAGAGATCCGCCTGGACAATCTGCTGCTTTTGATCGAGGAACTTGGCAGCGCGGAAGCCTTGGCCAGCAAGGTCAATTCCTCCGCCGTCTACATCAGCCAGCTCAAGAACCGAGCGCCGGACAGCAAAACAAAAAAGCCCAGGCAGATCGGCGACCCGTTGGCACGGAAGATGGAAAGCTCCTGTGGCAAAGAACGCGGCTGGATGGACCACGAACATCCCCTCCTAACACACAGGCAAAAGCGCATTGAACACGCCCACCTGGTGATGGAATCAATGTCTGATTACGAACTCGACCGAGCCGTAAAAATCATTGATACGATTGCGCAACCAGACCCACGACAGGGAAACGGCGCGCCCTAGCGCTAAGGTGCTACCCTTTCCGACGGCGCGCAAATAGTTGCGCATCGAACAGGAGCACACCATGCGATTCGTCTTCGTACTACCGCTGATCGGCGCCATCATTGCCGTTCTGATTACCCTAGGCACCCTCGTCATGACAAACAGCGCTCCACAGGAAGCAGCTGGCTACGCCATGGCGTGCGCGTTCGCTGTGGTTCCCTACGTGCTGGCCAAGTCCATCCAGATCATGTACGAGGACTCGCCAAGCAAGCTCACCGAGAAAGTTGTCGAGGCCATACGGACGGGGCCAGCAACGCCCCGCGAATAAAGTTAAGCAATACGCTTGACATAGCAAAGCGAGCCGCTTAATAATTCACTCCAACCCGCCACCCCGGCGGCAAGGAGTGAAGGATGCAGCTTCTCAGAGACGTAGCCCAGCAGGCCCGGTTCGCGGCCATGCAGCCTGGGCAGATCACCCGCCATTACCGCGAGCAGCACGCTGACCTGCAGGCATTTGACGCGGCCGTAGCATGGGCGCGCAACGCACGGACGTTGCGCGCATCCAAGCGTGCCGGTAACAGCATGCACAGCCCGGGGCGCCTGGAAGCCATGGCCCGCGAGTGTGAGCAGCGTGTCCGCGAATTTGCCCTGCGTTCCGAGATCGAGCTGCAGCGCCGCTTCGAGATGGCGCAGGCCGACCGCGCCATGCTGCGAGCCATGATGGCGGAGGCGGCATGATCAAGACCACCCTGATCGCCGTCGCCTTTGCCGGAGCTTTGTGCTGGCTCGGCCCCTCCCTCGATGACCACAGCGCCGAGTGGGACCAGGCCGTCACCCTCCAGGACGCCATCAACGCCGCCATCGCTCAGGAAAAGTTTGCCGTCGCCGCCCAGGCCTTGTGCGGCCCACAGGCAGCTTGGGCACAGCTCAATGACGGATCGGTGCAGTGCCGCACCAAACACGGCAAGCCCACCATAACCGTGCAGGTGTCGCCATGATCGCCACCCTGTGGGACATGGCCCTGGCAAACCCATGGTGGGCAGCGCTGATCGTGCTGATGTTCTTGTTCTGCAGCACCGGCCTTGCGCTGTGCATCGTGGGCCTGGCGCGCCCCGAGCTGCCGCTGCATCAGTGGGAGGACGACGACGATCAGCACCGCGCCGTCACCCGTCCGGCCGCACTGGAGAAGCCAGCGCACCAGGTGCACATCCAGCCGGTCAGCAACGTCATCCCCTTGGGGCGGCGGCAATGATTGGCCAGCACAGATCCGGCAGGTTGACGGCCATGGGCACGCTGTTTCTGTCCGCACCGGTGTATCAGCAGATGACCAGCGGCGGCAGCCAGCAGTACGTGCTGCCCATGGTGCAGCGCGACGGCATGGGCGTGATGAGCGTGGTGGGCATCTGGCTGGGGCCGGCGGCTGACAGCTTCATGGCGCAGTACCGCGGCGAGCTGAAGCCTGGCAAGGCGCTGGACATCACATTCGACAGGGTCTTCGTGCACCGCAACGAGCTGCACGGAATCATTCTTTCCTGCGTGCTGGCGCCAGATCGGTGGCCGGTGCGCGTTCAAACCAGAGAGGCACAAACAGCATGAAAACGTATACCCCCAGGCCTGGCAGCTTCGGCGCCCGCCTGCTTGAACACCTTACGGCCACAGGCGGCACCATGACAATGCTGGAAATGTCCCAGGGCTTTGGAGAGCCGCGAAATAACATCGACGGTCTGATCACTGGCGTTATCAAAAACGGCCTGATTGTCGATTGCGGCGAGCGTGAGAATGGCAAGCGCGCCTATGGATTGCCGGGCGCGGCGCCAAACACTGTGGCCCCGGCACCTGGTGCTGCGCTGACGCTGGGTGCCAGCAGTAGTGGTGCCAGCCTGCGGATCGATAAGCCTAAAAACACGCGCCAGGTTGCCGAGAAGAAGGATTCCTTCCATGCCTTGCCAAAGAAGGCCGAAGCCGTGCCGGCCGCGCCGGATGCTCCTACGGCAATCGCCTCGCTGTGGGACGACGGCGAAGTGGTGCTCGCCGGCATCACAGTCAATCTGGACCAGGACAGCGTCACGCTGACCGACCTGCAGGCGCGCCAGGTCCACCGGTTCCTGGAGCGGATCTACGGACCGAACGTCTGATGGCGGCGCACATCATCATTGGCCTGACCGGGTTTGCCGGGGCAGGCAAGGACACAGTGGCGGACGCGCTGGTCACCCATGCCGGATTCCGCAAGATTGCCTTCGCCGACCAGCTGCGCTTGGAGGTGGCCGGCGGCTACCACCTGGGCGACCGGGCGCACATCCTGAGCGACCGCGCCACGAAGGAAGTGGCGACCGACGCACTGGCCTTCTGCCGCTGCCACCATGAGCCGTTCGTCGAGCGCATGATGGCCCTGCACAGCGCAGAGCAGCCCGACTTCGATTGGGAGGCATGGGTCTACGCGCCGCGCTCGCCGCGCCAGATCATGCAGTGGTGGGGTACGGAATACCGCAGGGCGGAGTCGGCCAACTACTGGTCGACCAAAACAGCGGTGCACATCGCCGCCAATAGTGACGAAGACGCGCGCTGGGTGATCACCGACTGCCGCTTCGACAACGAGGCCCAGGCCGTGCGCCGGCTGGGCGGAGAGATCTGGCAAGTGCAGCGCCCCGGCCACCAGACGCTGGAGGGCGGCCACGCCAGCCAGACCGACGGCATGCGGTTTCGCCCCGAGCGGGTGCTGATCAACGGCCTGGACATCCCGGCCCTGATCCGCACGACGCTGCGCGCCCTGCAGGCCAGCCATGGCGGCATGGTCATCAACGTCACGAACGGTGAAGGCTTTACTGATTTTGGCGGAGAGCGCGATGGTCTCTGAATTCAAGACATGCCCGCTTTGCAAGCGCTCGCTGCTGAGAGTGGAATGGTTCTACTGGCGAAAGAACGGCGCACGCGGGATGCGCTGGGAGAGCAGATGCAAAAGCTGCTGCAGCCAACTGGGCGGGGCTGCAAACCCGCACTACGAAAAAGCGAAGGCACGACACCGCGATTGGTACGCACGCAACCGAGACGAGCAGCTAGCAAAAACACGGCAGCGGCAGCCAGAAACCTACATGCGCAGGCTCGCGGCCGGGTATCACAAAGAGGCGAGCAGGCTGCAGCGAGAGCGTCTTACCGACAGCTACGTGAAGAATATTTTAGCGCACCCCTGGAGCGGCCTAACCAAGGCACAAGTTACCCCCGAGCTTTTAGCACTGAAACGCGAGCACCTCACGGTTAAGCGAGCAAAAAAGCTTATTTCTAAAGCACTGGAGAAACTACATGAAAGCAGCAAAGACATTGACCGAATCGCTGGGCAACATGGGCGAGGTGGCAACGCAGGGCGACTTGCGCCGGATCGTGGCGAACAGTTTGCTGGCGCTTGCTCGCAAGGAGCTAAGCGCTACGGATGTGGAAGCGATGGCGAAGGGCTTGGAATCGATTAGCAACAGCCTTAACGCCGAAATCAAGGTGGCGAAAACCAGCATTGAATTGCGCGAAAAAGGCGGACAGCTTGGGCAGGTGGTGCACCTTGGTCAATTAATGATCGGGAATGCCCCGCAGAGCAACTAACTGAGGAAGACCGCCATGAAGAACTACCGACCCGGCAAGGGCACCATGGCGCGCAAGGCGGTGGCGCTGTGACCCGTCGCCACCCATTGCAGCCCAGCGACCCGCAAGTCGCCGAGGTTATGCGAGAGCTGTATCCCCACTACCCCACCGAGCATGTGGCGCAGGTGCTGCAGACCACAGTGTTGCGTGTGTATCAGTTGGCCAACCGGCTGAAACTGCACAAGACCGAGGCTTACCTGACCGGCGAGACCAGCGGGCGCATCCTGCGGGGCATGCAGCACGTCAAAGCAAAGCTGAGCCGCTTCAAGCCAGGCCACCAACCATGGAACAAGGGCGAGAGTTTCGACGCCGGGGGCCGGTCAAAAGAGACGCAATTCAAGCCTGGCCAGAAGCCGCACACCTGGAAGCCGATCGGCACCTTGCGCATCAGCGGCGGGCAGCTCGAACGCAAGACCAGCGAGCGCAAGGGCGCGAACCACATGCGCTGGACGCCGGTGGCCCGCCTGGTGTGGGAGGCAGCCAACGGCCCCGCGCCGGCCGGCCACCTGGTCGTGTTCAAGCCCGGCACCAAAACGACGGTGCTCGAAGAGATCACCCTAGACCGCCTGGAGTGCATCAGCCGCGGCGAAAACGGCAGGCGCAATGTCGCCTGGAACAGCCAGCCGGAGACCGCGCCCCTTGTGCACCTGCGCGGCCAGATCCAGCGCCAGGTGAACCGCATTTGCAGAGAAGACGAGGAACCTACAGGAAAGACATGATGAAGAAATCAGTAACACCCCACATCGACCAGGTGCGCGAACACCTGATGCAAACCCTGGCCGACTTGCGAAACCGCGAGCAGCCCATGGACGTCGACCGCGCCCGCGCTGTAGCCCATGTGGCCAGCGTGCTGGTGGACACGGCCAAGGTCGAAGTGGACTATCTAAAGCAGATCGGCGAGGGCAGCCGGTTCCTGGCCGGTGACGAGCAGGACGACAACACCCCGCGCATCACCAACACGCCCACGGGTGTGCTGCACAGGCTCAAGGGGTGATCGTCATGCAAAAGCCTGTGACCCTGGAACTGAACAACAGCGGCGCCTGGAAGCTGCTGGGGCGCTTTGATGCTGCAGACGATGAGCAGACATCTCTGGTGCTGGACGCAGCCGAGAGGCTGGTGCAGACGCTGCACAACAGCGAGAACCCGAAGGGGTACCCTACCCTGCGCGTGGCGATCGCGGACAGCCTGCAGGAGGTGCTGTATCGCTGGGACATAACGCGCGGCTGGCATGAGGCGCACACGGGAGTTCCGGTATGAGTAACACCACCACCTGGCCCGACGGCACCCCGCGCAGCCAGGGCAATGCGTTTGATTGGCGGCGGTGGGATCTGGACGAAGAGACCCGCAAGGCGCTCAACAAGATGAGCGACGCCACCAAGGGCGGGCTGACGACCGCGCCCCGGGTGATGCACTACTACCAGAAGGCGGTGGCGTCATGAATGCGGCGTCGCCATGGGATGCCCTGATGCGCCGCTCGGTCGTGCGTCGGCTGCCGCAGCCCACTGCAGAGGCCGCGGAAAGCTCAAAGACGCAGATGCTGCTCTATGCGATCGACCAGCTGGGGCACGTCACCACCATGCGGCTGTGCCTGGAGACCGATTTGGACAGCCGCGCGGTTTGGGGACTGCTGAAGCAGCACCGCAAGTCGGGGCGGGTGCGGTTCATGTGTGGGGAATGGTCGCCGGGAGTGTCGGCGGCCAGCATCAAGGCTGAGCAGGCGGCGACGTTGCTGCGCTCGCTGGGTTGGACGGTGGTGGAGCCGGCAGGACTGCACAGAAAGGATCGCGCGATGACTGAATGGGATTTGGCGTATATGCGCCGCAGGGTGCAGCCGACGGACGCCGACCTCAGTGCCGAGAATGCGCGGCTGCGGGAGCAACTGGCGCTGGCCGAGACTGTCCGAGCCAGTCAGGTGGCGGGGCTGACGGATGGATTGGCGAAGCTGCGGGAGGAAGTTGTGCGGCTAACAAAAATCATTGACGATGCATGGGGGGAGGCATGAGCACCATCGAGCACCAGATCGCCCAGCTCACCCGCGCGGTGCAGGATCTCGCCAGCCAGATGTCGCCGTGGATCTCGACACAGGAGATGTGCAAGCGGTACGATTGCACACCGAAGACCCTGAACGCCATGGAGCGCCGGGGCGACATCCCGTGGCGCGTCAAGGGCCGCTGGAACAGGGCCGAGGTAATCGAGTGGGAAGCACGTCAGGCCGCCTAACTCCGCATAAATTCCCCAAAAGTGGCCCGTAGCTATAGGCCAGATTCCGGCCCCGGGCACCAGTCGGCACCCTCAAAACACGCCTAGATTTTCCCCGCCAGAGGGAAAACCCCGGAAATTCAGGGGGACGGTGGCAGTATCATGGTTCCGCGCTTTTCCCTCTGGAGCGCCGGAATCCGCCGTCAGAACTCCCCAAAACCTCCGCAGGGATCTCCCCATGCCATCGATCACGCCTTACGGTGACGGATACCGCTGCCAGGTGTACGTCAAGGGCCAGCGCGACAGCCAGACCTTCCAGACCAAACGAGAGGCCCAGCAGTGGGGAGCCCGCCGCCAGCAGGAACTACGCACGCAGGCTGCACCAGGTGGGCGCACCTTTGCCCAGGCGGCCGAAAAGTACAGCCTGGAGGTGTCCACCAAGAAAGACGGCGCCAAGTGGGAGCAGCTGCGCTTGGCTGCGATGGTGCAGCACTTCGGGGAGATGCGGCTGGCCGACATTCAGGCGCCGCAGATCGCGGCCTGGCGGGATGCCCGGCTGGCGGGCGGGGATGGTCGGCGGGCGGTGGCCGGCTCGACGGTGCTGCGCGAGTCGAACCTGCTGCGCAATGTGTTCACGGTCGCCCGCCATGAATGGAAATGGGCCGACCATCACCCGTTCAAGGGGGTCAGGCTGCCCGAGGATGCCGAGCCGCGCCACCAGCGGTGGACCTGGCAGGCGATCCGCCGGGTGCTGCGCCATCTGGGGTATGTGACCGGCCGCAAGCCCAGTACGGTCAACCAGCAGATCGCGCTGGCCTTCCTGGTCACCCTGTCCACCAGCCTGCGGGCGTCGGAGTGCCTGCGGGTGGGCCCAACCACCTTCGACCGGGCCACGCGGGTGATCGCGGTGAAGGCCAAGGGCAAGCTACGCTCGGAGATCCCGGTGCCGCGCCGGGCCGTCAGGCACTGCCTGCTGGCGGACTTCACGATTACGCCGGCCGACCTCGATGTGGGCTTTCGGGCCGCGCGAGACGCCACGCTGGCCGGGGATCTGCGGTTTCACGACGGCAGGGCCACCGCGCTGACCTGGTTGGCCAGGCGGGTCGATGTGATGACGCTGGCCCGCATCAGCCAGCACTCGGACTTGCGGATGCTGCAGCGGGTCTATTACCGCGAATCAGCCGCAGAGATCTCCGCGCGGATCTAGGGCGCTACACACACGCCTGCGGCGTAGCTTTGCAAACCGCGCGTCTGGTCTGCCAGGCCTCGAGCTGCTTTGTCCATTTGGATAAGAGCTCCGGCACATTCGGCAATAATTCGGTCTCTGGGGTCGTCATCAGCTCCGGAGGGGGCGGCGGAATTTGCGGCGGGCTGACCACCACCGGCGAGGGCGGCCTTGAGCTGGCGCAGGCTGTCAGCAGCAAGCTGATCAGCAGCAACGCGGCGAGTTTTCTCGACCTGGTAGTCATGGGCGACCTTTCGGACTTGGGTTTGCAGGGCTTGCTCCTTGGCGCGTGCGGCTTGCTCGGCTGCCAGCGCGGCGGCGGTGGCCTGGGCGGTGGCGGCGTCCCACTCCAGCTGTATGGCTTGCTTGCCGCCGGTGTAGGCTTTCCAGTGGCTGGCAGCCAGCGCGATCGCCAGGGCGACGGCGATCCAGACCCGGGGCGACATGATGGAGAGCAGCGCGCTCACGCCAGATCCACGATGCCAGCCTGCACGCCAGCGTCGGTGATGGTGATCACCCGGTTGATGGCTTTCTCTGGCGACCTGGTGCTCACATGCACCCACTGTTTGCCCTTGACACCTTCGAGGATCATCTGCCCTATGCCGATGACCGACACCAGTGGCGCCAGGGCCTTGGCCACCTCGGTGGCGGTGCCATACCGCGGGCTGACGATGTCGGCCGCATGTCCGCGCGGGTGGTCACTGGTGCTGGAGCCGCCCACCGCGACGTTGAGTTTCTCGCACCGGTAGCCGCTGGTTACGATGATCGGCGCGTTCAGGGTGCTGCGGATGCGCTCCAGCATCTCGGCCAGCAGCACAAAGCGCGGGATCAGCTCGGGCGGCGGGGTGTTGTCGATGCCCAGCTCGATGGCGCGGTTGGAGCGGGTGAGCTCCGCCAGGCTGAAATGCTCGGTCAGTTGCATCATCGCTCCTTGCGTTGAAACACGGCAGGCGGACTTCGCTGCCAGTACCTCGATGTCACGGTCTGCACCAGCGTCATGCTGGCCAGCAGCAGCAGGCTGACGGCGTCTGGCTGCCAGTCGATCAGCAGCGGTGCAAACGCGGCAAAAAGCGCGGCGACGTTGAGCAGCCAGAATGTGAGCAGAATGGCAAATTCAGTCTGCAGGCTGGTGCGCGTGGCCCTGCAAAAGCAGGACCACAGCAGCGCCATGCACAGCAGCTCATGCACCACCATCAGCGCGCCGCTCACGGCTTTGGCCCTCCGCGCGGGTCGCCCAGACGGTTGACCAAGTTGACCAGGGCACCGCGCAGGCTCTGCAACACCGGCCGCCAGCCGTTGCCGACAGCGCCGATCAGGAACGCCACCAGCGATACAGACTCGACCGCTGGCACCTGGTAGGTGCTCTCGATCCAGTAGGCGGCAGTCCCGGTCAGGACAACGGCAAGCGCCACCACCCGCAGGAGGAATGCCGCACCTTGCGCCCTGGTGACTGTGGGCATGGTGGACAGCGGCCACAGAGCGCCAGCAAGTGCGGCAAAAACAATCAAGGCATAGGGGCCAGCCATTGGGCCAAGGACGGCAATGGCCAGGGCGGTAATGCTCAAGCTGGTGGCAGATGGTTCAGCCATGGCTATTCTCCCATTGCTATGGCTCGAAGGCCGACGATTTCGTTGTCAAGGGCCTTCAGGTTGACGTAGGCTGACATCTGGGCTAGCTGCTCTGGTGTGGAGGTCTTTTCCATTGCGTTAAGCATGAATTCCCGCACGGCTCTGGGCAGCAACTGGGCCAGCTCCAAAGCGCGGATGCGAGCCAACGCCACCGCCTTGGGATCTTGCTGGGCGGCGCGCTCGGAGGCGAGCTGGTCAGAGGTGATCGCTACCCAGCCAGCGCGGATCATTCGGTCCTGCGAGCCATCTGGCTCCGCAGCAAAGACGGTGCCGTCTTCTGCGCGGTAATACTTCATCACCGCACCTCGAGCCAGGACTGGATGGTGGCGGCGGCGGCAGTGATGACGTAGGTGGCACCAGGTGGCACGCGCAAAGAGAAGCTGTACGTGTACGAGCTGCTGACGTTGGTGTGGTCATAGACCACCGTGGCGTTAATCGACGCCCGCAATGGGTTTGTCGCGCTGCCGGTGATCCGCACATAGACATCGATCTCTCGACCGGTGGAGTTGGTGTAGGTGGTGCCCGTTGCCCGCGAGGCCGCCACATCGCGCAGGCGCCGGGTGCCGCTTTCGATGTCGTCGTTGTCCATCGCCAGGCGCGTCTCCAGCGGAACGGCAGCCCAAGTCCCGGCAGTGGTCTGGTTGCTGCGCACAGCAGCCAGCAAGCGCATGGCCACACCGGTGCGGCCGGTGGTGCTGTAGATCGTGGTTTCGGAGTCAGCGCCGCCGGCGCCACCTTCGGCTGTTGTGTTGCCGATATAGTGCGAGCCGTAATAGGTGCCGGTGACCGCCAACTCGATCGTGCCGCTGTTGTCCAAAGCGTAAATGAATAGCCAGGCGTCGGCACCGCTGCTGGTGCCCAGCGTGCTGCCGGAGCTGACCACCAGGCTCACGGCGGCGGTGGCCTTGCGCACGGCCAGAGCGCCGCTGCTGGAGGTGGCGGAGCGGAACGGGATAGTCAGCGGAGCGGCGGATGTCGCATCAGCTCCGGCTGGCGTCTTGAGCGCAATGGTGAGCGCGCTGGACGCCACCGAGAAGGTCAGCGCCGGGTGGTCGATGCCCAGCAGGCTGCGGACGACATCGCGGCTCGTGCTGTCGGTGCCCAGCATCTCAGCAATAAAGCCGCGCAAATTGGTCAGGTTGGTTTTTTGCTGGGCCTCGGTCGTGCTGGCGTCGGTCAGCGATGCGGCACCCGTGGACGAGGGCAGGGTAAATGGCATGGTCAGTATCCTTTGATGTAGGCGTCCACCGTGGACGCGACAGGGTTGCCGGAGGTGTCTAGGGCTTGCACAAGCGGGCCAGTGGCCAGCTTGTCGACCCAGCGTGCCGTGACAGCGCTGCCGCCGTCTTGCTGCACGGTGAGCTGGATGTTTTTGATGACGCGGAAGGTTTTGCCCAGCGGCAGCCGGGTGCCGATGGCAGACACCACGGCGTTGTCGACGTAGTCCTCCACCGTGGGCACATCCAGATAAGCGGTCAGCGTGGTGATCACGCCCTGGGTGGCGCCCGAGCTGGTGGTGACCCGCAGCTCGATGTACTCGCCAGCCACCACCTCAAGAGCGCCAGGCCAAGGAGCCCAGGCTGCGGTGATCGGCGACCAGAAGGCGGCGGGGTCGCTGGTCCAGAAGGCGGCGGCGTCACTGCTCCAGAATGCAGCGACACTGCCCCGGCGCATGTCGACACTGACCACGTCGCCCGCGATCTCGGACTGCAGCACCAGCAGGCCAGGCGAGCTGGGCCCGATGCCAAAGGTGTAGACCATCGCGCTGTAGCTCGTCGCACCCCAGTATAGGCTGGAGTCGCCGCTCCAGTGCAGGTTGCTGTCCGAACCCCAGAAGAGCGTGCCGGTGGAATCGGCAACGAGCAGGCCGCCGGAGACGGTGCCGGCGACTTTCGTGCCCTCAAACAGCGGCGCCTGTGGCCATGACTCCAGCGTGTTGCCGGCCAGCGTGTAGGTGCTGCTGGCAGAGATGCTGGCCGGCGTGGCCGACTCGTTGCCGGAGGTGTCCACCGCCACGACCATGTAGGTGTACAGGCCCCCGAGCGAAGCGCTGAGCGTGTAGGGCGGGTCGGTGATGATGCCTTCATGCAACGCAAAGCCGCCGCCCCAGTTGGCAGTGCTGCCTGCAATGGCGCGCAGCCGGTAGCCAGCCAGGTCGATGGCGGCCACCGGCGGCCAGGTCAGAACCAGCCCGTTGACGGCCAGGCTGTCGACATCGGGCGGCGCTTCGGTCTTGCCCAGCACCTGGTGCTGCACCTGCACGCTCCAGTCGCCGATGGCCAGCCGGTTGCGGGCACGGGCGCGCACCAGGTAGTAGACGGAGTCCTGTACATCGGTGATCACGGCCTGCGACTCGTTGCCGGCGATCTGCACCGATGCCCAGGCGCCGGCGCTCAGCGCGTCACGGTACTGGATCTCGACCGTGCCGCCATCGGTTACGCTGGCATCGTTGATGGGGGCCCAGCTCACGCGCATGCGGCTCTTGACCGACCCGTCTGCCTGGCGCACCAGCTCAGCGGTGCCGCTGGAGATGGTGAGCGGGCCCACCGGCGGCACGTACCACGGCGACGGTATGCTGGTGTTGGGCGCCCCACCCTGCGCTGAGAACGCCGCGTCCCGGGTGTAGATGGACTCGGCGGTCTCCTTCAGGGTGAGCTGCAGCCGGCCGTCCTGCGTCCACTCGCGGGACATGACCTGGAAGGGCTTCGCAGACCAGCCGTATCGCGACAGCGTCAGCGTGATGTTGTCAAACACCTCGACCGGGTAGGCTTTGGTTTTGAAAGGCAGCACCACGGTGAGCGGGTCGCGTGCATCTCGCATCATCACCCCAGCAACATGCAGGGCCTGGGGGGCGTAGCCAATGGCGCTGTAGGTGACGGCCTGGGCCAGCGTGGCGCCGTCGCGGGTAACCAGGGCGGAGCTGGTCAGCGGCGTGAGGGCGACCTGCTTGTAGTCTTGCGCAGCGTCCCAGATCGTCACGTTGACGGAGTTGAACTTCTGCGCCCGCTCCTTGTGCACGCTGATGCTGATGGGGCGCTGGCTTTCGCTGGCACCGTTGCGCTCGACTACGGCCAGATCGGCGTCGGCCAGGGCCAGCACCGGGGCCGTCCAGACGCCTGCGCGCAGGTACAGCTGGCCACCGGCAAACGCGCATGACCCGCCCATGGCCTGGGCCAGGTCGTCCATCACGTCCCAGCCGTCAGCGCCGAAGGGGACGGCAAGGGCGGCGCGGTAGAGCTGCTGCGTGTCGGTCACGCCGCCCACCACGTAGCCGGTGGAGGTCTCGCAGGCGTTGGCCGCGGTGATGATGCGGGCGTCTTCCTCCGCGCTGACCGCCGACTTGCCGAAGCTGGGGTGCTGGTACACATGGCGCAGCAGCAGCGCGGGGTTCTGGCTCCAGGCGGTGGTGGTCGTGCGCGGGTCGTAGACCTTGGCGCCACGGATCACCGCAGACACCACCGGCAGGCCGTTGGGGAATGCGGTCTCCGAATATTGGAAGGTGCACACCAGGTAGGCCACGCCGCGCGCCCGGTGCGCCGCAGTCCAAGCTGATGGCAGCAGGGTGATGAGGGCAGAGTCCGCGGCCTGGCTGTCGGAGCCCAGCACTGCGCGGATGTTGGCGTGGCTGCCGTTGTTCGCGTACTGATACACCACCGTGGCGTTGGGCGAGGTGGTGACGGTCACGCCAGAGACGGTAGCGTTGACATTCACAATGTCACCATCCGGGCCGGACTGGGTGCCGGTGTAGGCGTAGACCGAGCCAGCAACGGGTGTATGCCCGAGCGTAGCAATGCCGCTGCTGTTCGCCGTCACGCTGGCCGTGAGGCTGCTGGTGATCAGGTAAGGCGCTTCCTGGACGTTGCCATTGCCGTCCAGCGTAACGGCCTGGTCGTTCAGGTAGATCTGCTCGACCGCGTCGATTTCGTGGCCAGCCAGGGCCACCAGCATCACGAAGGTGGCCTTGTTGCTGCCGGTGCTGGCGCGGTAGAACACGCTGCCGCCCTTGCGCACGCGCCCCAGCACCAGCTCGCGCGGGGCGACGGTGCTCGACACGTTGGCGATGCGTTCCACCTGCGCGGCGTTGTACTGCTCGCGGGCCTTGCGTTTGGCGTTTTTCTGGGCGTTGGACGACAGCGCCAGGCCGCCCAGGATCAGCCCGTAGTTTGCCGCGAAGCTGGCAATGGTCAGTGCCGTGCCGGCACCGGCTCCAAGGCCCAGGGCGATGTTGGCCACTACCGTGCCGATGAAGGTGGGCATCAGCCAACCCTCCAGGCGCAAAGCGCATCAGACAGCGGAGCGGAACACAGCCCGCCGGCGCCCGGGCCGACCAGCATGCCACCATCGAGCAGCACGCCCAAAGCGGTTCGCTTGCCCATGCTGACGAGCAGCACGTCGCCCTCGCGGGCGTTGTGCACGCCACTGGCAGAGCCCAGTGCCCTGCAGGCGATACCGAACAAATCGCCATTTTTGCGGATGGTGCGCAGCGCCTGGCGGGCGGTGCAGTGGCCGCGCAGCCCGGTGGCGAGATCCACGCCGGTGATGGCCTTGACGGCGTCGGCGGCAAACAGCGCGCAGTCGTTCACGCCCCACTGGAAGCGCTGGTGCATGCGCTCGGAGATGAGGGAGTCGAAATGCAGGCGCCAGTCTGGCAGGCGGGTCATTTGAAGAAGAACTCCCTGCTGGGCCAGATCACCGGCTGGTCGATCTGGCTGACGACGTACTGGAAGGCTAGGTCGCCAGGGAACAGGGCTTGCTGGTCGGCGTCGCTCAGGGTCACCGGCGTGCCGCGCAGCAGGTCGACGGCGTTGGACTCGGCACTGACGCGGATCTCGGCCTGCAGGCCGTCTTCGCCGATGCTCATGGTGTCGCACTTGCCCACCCAGTCCAGCGGGGCGTCCAGCACGGTGTAGTCGGTCGTGCTGATGACGGCGGTGCGGATGCGCACGGTCGCGCCCTGCACCTCGTCTGCAGAGTCCAGAGCCAGGGCGATGCGCAGCGGGTCGCCGCCGCTCAGCACCAGGGTGATGCCCTGCACCTCTCCTGGCTGGTCGGTGACCGGGCTGACACTGCCCAGGCCATACGCTCCGGTGTAGGTGTTGCCGCCGTAGGCCAGGTTCCAGTTGGAGCTGTTCAGGCGGATCGTGCCGCTGGAAAAGACGAGCTCGACCAGCTGCACGATGGCCACGGCGTCGCTGGCCAGGGCTGTGAGTACCGGGGCGGAGAGGGTTTTCACGCGATGGCCTCGGCAAAGTCCAGGCCGGTGGGCGTGGCCAGGCCAGGTGCAAAGGCGACGCTCGGCGAAGACACCAGGCGGAACAGAACGGTGGGCCGGTCCCAGGTGACAGCCACGTTGTCACCGATTGCGACCCGCACCCGGTTGACGATGGACACCGTGGCCGCGCCGCCGGCGGCCGTGACATCTGCCGCCACCATGAACAGCTGGCCGCTGACGCCCAGCATGTCGCCGGCCAATAAGGTGCCGGTGCTGGGGGTGATACCGTCGATGGCGATGGAGGAAGCGCCTTGGGCTACCGAGCCGTTCGTCAGCATGGTGCCTCGAGCCGTGCCACGCGGCTGCGACCGGGCGAAGTGGTACAGGGCCACCACATTGGTCTGGCCGCGCATGGAGGCGATGAATGCCTCCAGCCATGCGGCGTTGGCGTGGCTGGACGGCGGGAGGTCCACGGACATCATCCAGCGGTCGTTGAGCATGTCCACCGCCTGCTCGCTGCCGCCAAAGGGCGAAGCGCTCACCCGCTGGTTGGTGGCCAGCATGAGGGTGCAGGCGCGCGGGATGAACTGGGCGGGGCGGGTGATGGTGCTCATGCCAGTGCGCCCCCGTATTGCTGGCTACGCAGCAGGCCACCCTGGATCTGGCGCACCAGCTGCTCGTTGTTGCGGGCCAGCTCCTGCGGGGTGACCAGCGCGCCGTTGTTTTGCGTCAGGTACAGGTTCACGGTGCCGCCGGCGGTGCCACCCTTGGTGTGGTCAATCACGGTTTCGCGCGGGTGCAGCAGGCTCAGGAATCCGCCCTTGCCGTCCAGGCCGCCGGCGCGCGCGCCGCTGCCGGTGTAGCCGCCACCGTCAAAGCTCAGCAGGCCGCCCAGTGCGCTGGTGAGGAACCCGCCCAGCGGCTCGGTGATGGCTCGCCTGATGCTGAGGCGAAGGATGTCCTGGCCGATGCCCTTGAGAACGTCCTGGAAGGATTTGCCGCCGACGATGGCGTCCTCGAAGGCGCTGGCGAAGGACAGGTTGAGCTCGTCCACCGCGCTTTTGGTTTTCTCGACTGCTTCTCCGGTCTGGCCGACGGCGTTCTGCACGGCCTGGATGTACTGCTCCACGCCGCCGGCCAGCCGGCCGGCGGAGAACTCTTCGGCCAGAAGCTCGACGTTTTCGCGGATGCGCGCAAGGCGCTCCTCATCGGTGTTACTCAGCAGGCCCTTGAGCTGCGCCTGGCGCTCCTGTGCCCTTCGGCGCTCCTCCGCCTGCGCTGCTCCCTCGCCGGCGATCAGGCCGGCATCGAGCTCGGCGCCCTCTCTGACCGCTTCCTGTATCGCCTTCTTGAGCTCGCGCTGCTTGTCGATCTCCTCCGCAATGCCCAATATCGCCTGGTTGGCGATGGCATTGGTTGTGCGCCCCAAGTTTTCAGCGATGCGGATGCGGGCCTTTTGGACCTCGGTCAAGTCTTGTTCTGCTTCCAGCGTGCGCTTGAGGGTCTCCATGTAGCGCTCCATCGCGTTTTCCTGCGACCGGACAACCGCTAGGCTTGATTCGCCGCCAGGATTCGCTTTGGACCCGCCGCCGATACCACCCACCGACGGCAGCGGCCCTGCAACCGCCGGCGCAGATGCGAAGCTGTCCAGCACCTTGCGATAGTTTTGGGTGACGCGCAGCTGCTCCTTTATGCCGGCGATCTGCGCCTTCGTGTTGTTGACTACACGCGAGTCCTCAGCGAACCCCTGGCCGCGCTGGTCTTGGAGGGCCTTCTCCAGGTTCAGCAGGATCTCGGTCTGCTCGAAGAGCGCCTTGTTGTTCTTGTAGCGGTCGTCACCAGTCAGCAGTGTGCGCAGGCCTTCAATCAGGCCGCTTTCCCTGAGAGCCGCTGCGGCATTGTTGAAGCCTGTGACCAGGTCATTGGTCAAAATGCGGCTTAGGTCCTTCGCGTTCTTCTGGAGCTCAAAGAGCTGTAGATTGAATTTCTCCGCCTCTGCGGCCTGTTCGGCGGTAACGGTGCCCACGAGGCGGCCCTGCTTGGCCAGATCCGTCAGGAACGGCGCGACATCGCGCAGAGACTTGCCAAACAGCTCCTGCGTGAGTCTCGCCTTGTTGGCGTCGTCCGCAAAGCCCGCCAGCGCCACCGCTGTCTGCCGCAAGGCTTCCGCCGGATCCAGCTGCTGCAGCTCCTTCACGCTGAGGTTCAAAGCGTTCAGCGCGGCCTCGGCCTGCGAGCCAGGCCGGGCATCTTTCAGGATGCCATTAAACTTGATCAGCGCAGTGCCGACCGTATCAAAACTGGCGCCCGTCCGCGCCGCCACATCCTCCAGCGCGGAGATGTTCTCGATGCTCGCGCCGCTGGCGTCCTTCAGGTCGTTAAGCGCATCCACTCCGTCGTTGATGCCCTTCACCAGCCCGGCCAGCGCCCCAGCACTCAACCCGACACCAATGGAGCCCAGCACGTTGCCGAGCTTGGCCCCGACCAGGTTGAGCTTGTCGATCTGGCCACGCACACCGGCCAGCACGCGGCTGGCGTTGTCGGTGGCGGTAAGGACGATGGTTGGGTCAGACATGTGCGCGGATCTCTTGCATCAGTTCAATCAGCAGGGGCCAGTCGTCCACCGGGTACAGGGCGTGGTACAGGGGCCAGAGGTCCGGCGCCCATGCACTGCCGCAAAACTGCCAGCAGTGCGCCGCCTGTTGCTCGACCAGGCCCAGGGCGGGTGGATCGCCAGCGAGCCCGGCAAACCCTGCTGCTTCGAGTTTGGCCGCCTCCGCGCGGGACTTGTCCCACTGGATGCGGCCTATGAGTTTTTTGCCGCTGCGTCCCGCTGGGCATTGCGCTGGGCCAGGCGCTCGAACAAGCCTTCGGTCGGCTCGCGCCACCAGTCGGGCTGGGCGTCGAGCAGCACAGGGACAAGATCCTCCGCCCAGGGCATCGGCTCTGCGCTAGCGCTGGGCACCAGGTCGCACTGCAGCAGGTTGCTCCAGCCGACGATGGCGCCCTGCAGCAAGGCGCGCTCGAGCAGGGCCAGAGCTGCGGGGTCTTCCCGGCCAGCAATGCCGCAGCGCAAGCCGGCGAGCTTGACCTGGTGCTCGGTGGGCACCCGCAGGGTGACAGAGCGCCGGGGTTCCTGGGCCGGGCCGACATAGAGCGTGAACTCGCGGGACTGCTCGAACGCCTTGCGCAGGTCTGCGATCTGGACGGCGTGCATGCTCAGGTGGCGTAGCGGACCAGGTCAGCCACGGAGCTGAACCCCAGGCTCGCGGTCAGCGGTGCGTTCACCTCGATCGTGGGGTTTTTCTGCAGGCTCAGATAGCCGTTGCCCAGCAGCCGTGTGGCGTTGGGGAAAATGATGCGGATGGCCGTGATCGCGTTGGTGTCGCTCGCGGTTTGCGCGGTGGCGTACCAGGACAGCGTGGGGTCGTCGAAAAACTCGAAGTCGATCTGCTGCGGGCTCCGCGTCGTTGGCACCTGCTTCTGGGTGGTGTCAGTGATGGTGGTGATGTCTGCAAAGTTCAGGTCGCCGCCCGACGTGCTGACGCTGCGCACCTGCGTGATACTGGTCCAGGCGGTGATCTCGCGGCCGGTGCCGGTGCCGCTGCCGGCCGGGTAGCGGCCGGTGTCGCTGGTGTTGATGCCCTCGAGCGTCACATCGTTCGTGGCAACTACCGAGACGCGCACGACGCGCTTGTTGAGCAGGTCCCAGCCGGACGTGATCTCGATGAAATCGCCCACGATCACGCCGTGCGAGGCGCTGAGCGTTGCCACCGCCGGGTTGGCGTTGGTGATGGCCGTGATGGTGAAGCCCGTGCCGTAGGTGGAGGCGACAGCGACCTGGGTGCCGGTTGCAAGGGTAATTGCCATGGGGATGCTCCTGGTTCAGAAAATTGCGCCAGCGTTGGTGGCTTGGGTGTAGAAGTCGACCTCGAAGTTGATGCTGATGGCACCCACCGGGCGGTCGGTCTCGGAGTTGATGTCGGCCGGGGCGGTGCCCGTGTAGCGCAGAAACAGCTGCTCGCCGTCGACGGTGAGCGCCACGCCCAGGGCTTCCTCGACCTCTTCGGCGATCTGGTCGAGCGTGTCAGCCAGGCCGGTGGTGGCTTTGGCGACGGCCTGCACATCGATGGCCACCGTGCGGCGCAGCAGCAGCGCCGAGGTGATGCTCTCTGCCTGGGCCGTGTCGCTCACTGTCAGCAGCACGCAGGGCAGTTCAGAGGCGATCAGGGGCCGGTCGTGCGCCACGTAGGCGCGCGCTCCGGTGGTGGCCAGCCCGGTGATGGCTGCCAGCACTGCGGTGCGGACCTGGGTGCGGATGTGCGCCATGGTTACGCGCGCTCCAGCACCAGGATGGTGACGCCGGTGCCATCTGCCTCGACATTGGCCACGGCATAGCTCACCGTGTTGATGGTGACGGTGTGCCCGCGCACGATGGTGGCCACATCAGCCGTGGCCGCGGTGAGGGTGGGCGTGGTGCCAGCGCCCTGCAGCGCCTCGCCGTAGCCGTTGTCGAAGATGCAGTTGGCCGTGGTGCCGTTGCTGAAGACGCACGCCTGCGCGAAGCCGGTGGCGGCATCGAAAAAAGGGGCGAGGTCTTCGGCGAACATGGCTGCAAATGGGCGCTGTTAGACGCTTTTCTTGTTGCCGCTCATGGTGACCGCCACAACCTGCGGGCCGGTCGTCACGGTGCCGAGGTAGCGGATGTAGCGGCGGACTTGCTTGCTCTGGATCGTGACTTGCTGCACGCCGACGGTGGTGGTCTCGCTGGCGAAGTTGACGGCCGGCACGATGTCGGCGAAGCTGGAGTTGTCGGCGCTGTCCTGGATCTTGCCGGCCAGCGAACCGGTGCTCACTCCGTGGTTTTGCGTGATAAGAATTGGGCCCTCGTACTCGATCAGGTCGACGCCGGTGCCGGTGGCGGCTGCGGTGTTGGCTGCCGAGACTGCCGCCAGCAGGCTGACGGTGTTGGCATTGCCGGGGAAGTTGAATTGGCTCATGGTGCGGGCTCCTGGGTGTCTGCCGGCTTGGCCTTGGCGGCCTTGGCGGGCTTGGGTTCTGCGGGCTTGACCTTGCCAGCGGCCATGCACTCGGTGGCGATGACGCGCGAGAGGCGCACGACTGTGCCGGGCTCGACGCGCTCGCCGTTGATGCAGATGGCGCGCACGACTTCAAAGTCGGCTTCGCCGGCCGGGCTGAGGGGTTTGACGGTTTGGACCATGGTGATCTGTTCCTGCGCGTTGCCTGCCCCGCGCAGCCCTCCAGATGGGGCCGCGCGGGGAAGACTTTGCTGCCTCTATCAGCTGATGGACGTGGCGCGCGAGAAGGCCGCGGCCTGGCGGATGCCCACGTCGACCGTCTGGATGGCGCGGATGCCGGTGATGGCTGTGGCGAATGCGGCGTAGGGGTTGAGCGCAATCTCAAGCATGCCCCACTCGGCCAGGACGACCTGGCTGAAGTCGCCGAAGATCATCGAGGCGGCGGTCAGCTGCGTGGAGGTCGTGGCCGGGAAGCCTTCGATCTGGCCGTCAAGCACTGAGCCGGACCACAGCATGACGCTGTCGGTGGACGACACACGCACCCGCCCTTTCATCAGGCCGGCGACTGCAGGCGTGGTGATGTATGCACAACCATCGGCCAAGGCGTTGCCGGTTGCCAGATCGGTCTGGAACTCGATGCATTTGGCCAGGTCGATCGACGCGCCGGTGACCGAGCCGATGCCGGCCGTCAGGCTGATGCCCGTCGGCTGGCCAGAGCTGCCAGAGCCCTCAAACACCGCCAGGTCGATCGCCAGGGCCAGCACTTTGGCCAGGTCGTTCATGACCAGCGCCTCGGCAGCCGGCGTGCTTTGCAGCATCAGCAGGCGCGAGAGCTCGGTGTAGGCGCCCAGCGTCTTGGGCGCCAGGGCCAGCTGGCCGATCGTCTGCTGGCTCTCGGTGATGGGCGTGGCTTCGTTGGCCAGCCAGTAGGCCGTGGCCGCACCGGTGAGCTTGGGGATCGACACGTTGCCCACCAGGTTGGAGAGCATCGTCATGCCGAGCTGGGCGGCGCGGCTGCGGGCGCGCAGCAGGTCGATGAAGCTCTGGGCCTGCAGGTCGGTGGCCACCAGGTTGCCGCCGGCCGTGGGCGTGCCGACCGTCAGGTCGCGCTTCTGGATGTCGGTGGGCAGGTAGAAGCCTTGGTGCACGGCCTCGCGCAGGCCGGTGCGCTGCAGGATGGTGTCGTGGCACTCTTTCTCGAACTCGGCACCGGCCCAGGACTTCTGCGTGAGGGCATTGATGGCCTTGAACAGGCTGAAGCGCTGGGTGTCCTTCTTGGACAGGTCCAGGTTCGTCGGGGGCGTGGTGCCCTTCTGCGCGGCCGTCATGGCGTTCATGATGTGCGAGCGCAGGGCGTCGATGCTGTCACCGCGCTCGATGGCTTCCTGGGCCAGCTTGCGGCCGCCGAAGCGCTCGTGCACGTCGCCCAGGGCGAGCATCTCGGTCATGTTCTTGCGCTCCAGGGCGACCTGGTTGCGGACATCCTGGCTGGAGAGGGCGGGGGCGGCGGGTGCTGCAACAGGGGCAGCTTCGGGGGCGGCTGTGGTCACGGTGGACTCCTTGAGAAAATGGGGTTTTGCGGGTTGAACTTCGATGACGGGGGACTCGCCTGCGCTGCGGCCGACACCCACGGAGGCATCGGCGGGAACGGAGACCAGGCTGATCTCCATCGGCTCCCAGTCGGTGACGCGGTAGGTGTCCTCGCCGCCTTCTTTTTCCGGGTCGCCTTCGACCTCGACCAGCTGGGCCTTGTGGATCTGGTAACCGACGCTGACATTGCGCCGAATGCCGTCCAACACGTCCTGGAACACTTCCTCAGCGCGCTCGCTCTTTCCAAAGCGAACGACGGCGCGGGCTACTTTGTCCGCACCGAGTGACACTGATTCGATGACTCCGATCTGGTCGCGGGTGTCGTGATCGCACAGGAGCGGGCCACCACTGGTGAGCCGACCCATGCGCATGGCGGTGGGGGAGCAGTCGAGCACCTCGATGCCCCACCAGCGCGCGTAGGGGGTTTCGGACGCGAAGGCCAGGGGGACGGTGCGCGCCTCGGCGTCGATGGCCGCACGGTCGAACAGCATGCCGCGCTGCACGACGGTGCCGGGCTTGATGGTCTTGAGGGGGGCTGTCTTCATGGCCCTGATGTTGGGCCTGGTGGGGGGAAAAGTTCAGGGGGAAAAATGGCACAAAAAAGCCACCCCGGGGGTGGCTGATTTGGATGCCTACCGGCAGGGGATGGGATTACACGCCAACCTTGCGCAGTGCCACGCGGCTGAAATTTACCGTGACGCCTGCGCTGGCGACGGTTCCATCAATCTGCGCGTGCATTGAAACTGTGATCGCCGTCGTTCCAGCCTTAATGACAAATGCAGGGCTGCGCATTGTGCCGCTCCAGGTGCTGTCAGGCATGTAGCCCGCCCCGCTTGGCTGCCCGATTCGACTGTCTACACCATCATCGGCGCACTTCAAGTAAATGCTTCGGAACGATGCCGCAGTAATGCCGGATACGGAGACATCGCATTCCGCATAAACCGTGTCGCCCACTGCGTAGGTAGTTCCGCTTGGGAATACTTGTTGATAGACCTGCAGCTCTTCCGTGGCAGACCCTGCAGTGGCAGTAAACGCGATGGTCTGCTGCGGGTAGGTCGTTCCGTTTCCTGCGGTGACTGTGGTTTTGCTGCACACCAGAGCGCCAGTGGTTCCGACGAGCCTTCGCGCCGTCCAAGAAGTCGCAACGCTTCCGCTCGACCCAGTGCCGTTGGTGCCGCCTGTGCCCGTCATGTAGCCGTTTGCCAGCAGGTTGCCCGACGGGTTGTTTGTGGCGTCGTAGGTGTCGATCTGCGACCACAGGGCTTGAGAAATGCCAGAGAGACGATATTGCAAAGCGTCGCAAATTGCTTTGCCGATCCAGTACGCGCCACGGGCCGCAGGGTGCAGCCCATCGTAGGTGTACGCGGTTGTGTTTGCCAACAATGCGCCGATCGGGTCGCCATTGGTCACAGCCTGATCCACGATGTTGAGAGTCGGGTCTGCAATCACCACGTTAGGCGTTGTGCGTGCGTATTCACGAATCCAGTTGTTGATGCGCTGCAGCTTCTGCCGGTCTGCGGTAAGCATTGAGCCAGACGCCGCATCTCTTGCCCTTGGCAATATCGGCACGATTACCGGAACAATATTTAGGCTAAGAAAGCCGCCATAGATCGTCGCAAGGTTTGCAATGGTCTGTGCGTAGGTCACGCCGCCGTACACATCGTTAGTGCCAGCCAGCACAACGCAATACTTTGCGCCCGATGCGTAGATTGCAGCAAGTGTCGTTGACAGACGGGCAACCATCTGCGTAGTTGTGTCGCCTGCGACGCCGTAATTGATGGCATCCGTGAACGTCAGTTTCCCGCCGCTGAGAATGCTGGCCCAGGTCATGTAGCCGTTTGCATACAGATAGCTTTGCGTCGAGTTGACGAGCGAGTTCTGATCGGTGATCGAATCACCAAACCCCGCGATCAGCACGCTGCCAGATGGGGAAAAGAACAGGCGATTCCCATCCCCTGACACCAGGGATGTGCCATCAGCTGATAGGCGCACTGGCTCGGAGTCCGGCGGCGTCAGCGCGCCATCCGTATCCGTCGCATACCCAGCGCCCACCATGGCCGCGCCAAACGCATCGGAGACCGTGTTTGTGCTGCCTGCCGTCAGCAGGCTCCCAGACTCGCCCATGCGGGCCTGGTTCATCGTGATACGCATTGTCATGTCTACTCTTTTGATGTTGCGTTGGCTTGGCCCGCAGCGGCTCCAGCTGCTGCGGCAAGTTGTTGGGGGTTGGGTGTGCCGGCCAGCTCGACGCCCAGGCGCTTGCGCATGTCGGCGGCGGCTTTGATCTCGATCAGCAGATCTTCGTAGTCCAGGCCGAGCTTGGCAGCCACGGACTGCGGGGACTTCAGGCCAGCGTTGATGGCGTTGATGTCTGCCTCGATGTCGGCGCGGGGGTCGACCCACTCCCAGCGGCGGCCCTGGAAGGTGTGGGCCATGAACTTTTCACGCTTGGCCAGTGGCAGCGCGCTGCCGTTGGGCATGGTGATCTGGCCAAAGCTCAGCGCGGCGGCCATGAACTCGGTGTGGATGCGCTCCATCACCGCGCCTACAAACCATTCCTGGATCACCATCCAGCTGTCGCGCTCCTCGAGCGTGCCGCTGCGGATGCTGGAGAAGCTCACGCCCTCCAGGTCGTTGGCCAGCGCGTGGTAGGCCACCCCCAGGCCAGACGCGGTGCCGCGCAGGTTGGCCTTGATGAAGTCGGCGAACATCGCCGTGGGGTATTCCGGGTTGAAGGGCGTGAACTGGACGCCCTCGGGCAGGCTTTGGAAGGTGCCAGCGTCTGCGTCCATGGCCAGCGGCTGTTCGTCGCCCTCGGTGCCGTCGTCGATCTTGCCGGTGCTGAGCACCTCGGCCTGGCCGTCTGGTGTGGTGAAAAAGCCCATCTTGCTGGCGCCGACGCGCGCAGCGATGATGGCGGCCTCCTCATACCCGCCCCGGTTGTTCAGGCGCATCATGGCGGCATGGGCCCATGGCACGCCGCGCACCTGCTCGGCGTCGTCGCTGATGAAGGCGTGGATGATGTCAGCCGCGTCGAAGCGCTCATGGGTGGAGAGGCTGGCGCCGGCGACCACGCCGCCATAGACATCGCCCGGGTTCTTGATGCGCAGCCAGTAGGCCAGCGGGCGGTTGTAGCGGTTGACCTCGATGCCCATGCGGATGGCGTTCACGCCAGGCGCCTCGGGGCGCTGGAGCTGCGTGTCCAGCCGGTTCACGTCCAGGAGCTGCAGGGCCAGGCCGAAGGGGTTGCCAGCCTCCGCGCCGCGCACCAGGTGGATAAGGCATTCGCCGTCACGGGCGACGGCCTTGATGTTGATCTGCAGCAGGTCGTTCAGGCGGTTTCGGCCTGCCACGTCGCAGACCTTGGACCAGCGCTGCCAGGCGGCCTCGATGGCGTCATTGCCCAGCTGGTCGGGCTGGCCTGGGCTGTTGTACACGCGGGCCTGGAAGCGAAAGCCGGCCGGGCCCACGACGTTGGTGCAGACCATGCTGAGCCAGCGTTTGACGTACTCATCGTTTTGCGCGAGCTGGCGTGATCGGGCGCGCAGTTTGTCCAGGCTGCGGAAAATGTCGGCGTTGGCGCTGGAGTTGTGCACAGACCAGCCGTGCGTCAGCCTGTTGACTTGGGCGGCGGCGTAGTTGCGCTGCTGCACCTGGCGCGGCGCTGGCTTGGCGACCAGGGCGCGCATGATGCGCGACACGATGCCCGGGCGCTGGGTGGTTGGCATCATCGGGCGGTGAACCTTGTGAATAGCAGGTTTTTGGGCGCCAGGCCGGCCTTGAGGCGGGCGACGTTGTCTTCGCGGGCGACTTCGGCCCTGAGCTTGTCGCGCCATGCCATGAAACTGGAGGGGTCGGCAAAGCGCTGGCGGCGGTCGCCAATCTGGTACTCCTGCAGGTAGGCTTTGGCGCCGTAGGTGGCCAGGGCAAGATCGGCAGCGTCCAGGGCCTTGCGGGCAGCGCTGCGGGTGTCGAGCAGGGTCGCGGCGGCCAGGTTCTGCAGGATGGTGATGCGGCCCTGGGTGATGGTGTAGCGCTCCGCGCCCTTGGTGACTGTCGACTGCCAGGTATACGTGCCTGGAGCCCAGGCGGCGGTGGTGCTGGCTGCGACGCTGACGGAGTGCTCTGCGCCGCTGGCGGTGGCGGTGATGGTGATCTTGCTGGTGGCGTTGATCAGCGTGTAGGCCAGGACCCAGGAGTCATTGGCAGGGTAGTCGCCGAGAGACTTTTTCCACGCCGCAGTGTCACCGGCGGTGATGGACTGCGGCTCGATGGTGGGGATGGCTACGGTCATGGTGGCAAGGGTGCACCAGGCGGCGCCAAAAGTTCAGGGGGAAAAATGGCACCGCTACCGGTTGACGATCTGCAGGTAGACGGTGCGTTCGTCGGTTCGCCCGCCTGCGGTGGTGATCCGGCAGGACACTGGCGCTTTTGATCCCACCTGGCCGCCGGAAATAAAGGCGGTTGCCACGGTGGTCGTGTTGCTCTGGCTGTCCTTGGTCAGGCCGGTGCCGAGCGTCCAGGTCGGGGTGCCGGTGATCGTGTCGCTGATGGCGGACAGCCAGGCAGACCAGTCGAAAGCATAGTCCAGCACGGCCTGGGGGTCTTTGTCGATCGTGAGCAGGCCATCGGTGTCGGTGTAATAGGTGTCTGCCATTTCTGCCTCTATACGGTGTGGGCGCGGTTTTGGCGCGGGACGGTGAGCACGCGGCGTTCGCGGGGGATTGCGGCCATGCGGTTTTGTAGAGTTACCAGGTGCGTGCGCTGGTTGGGCACGAATTCGCCTGCAGGCGGATAGAGTACCGCGCAGCTTGCAACGCCAGCCGCGGCTGCAATTGCGGCCCGGGCCGTGGCGCTGGCCCCCATCGTCTGCGCCGACGATGCGCCAGCTGCCGCGATCGCCACCGATGCGGCCACGGCACTGGCGGCGAACGTGGCGGCGGTGGTGGCCCCGGCTGCGGGCGTCATGGACCCGGAGACGATGGTCGACGACCCGCTGGCCATCGTCGATGCCGCAGCCGCGCCTGCCGCCGGGGTAATGGAGGCCGACGCCGTTGATGCTGCGCCGAGAGTGCTGGCTGCCGTCGAGCCAGCGGCTGGGGTGATTGCAGCAGAGGCCGTCGCCGATGCGGCAAGCGTGCTGGCCGTCGTAGAGCCAGCCGCCGGAGTGATCGCCGATGCGCCTGCGGTCAGGCCTGTGCCGACCATGGTGCTGGCCGTTGTCGACCCGGCGGCGGCGGTGATGGATGCCGCTGCCGTTGCCGCCGCAGTCAACGTGCTGGCCGTGGCAGCACCAGCGGCTGGGGTGATCGCCGCCGCAGTGGCAGACCCCGACGCCATGGTTGAGGTGGTGGCGACACCAGCGGCGGCGGTGATCGTGGCGGCAGCCGTCGAGGCTGCGGCGAGAGTGTTGGTCGTGGCCGCGCCAGTGGCCTCGGTGATTGCAGCAGCGGCGGTAGCCGATCCGGCCAGGGTGCCTGCAGTCGAGGTGCCCGCTGCCGGGGTGATTACGCTTCCAGCCGCATCTGTCGTGACATCACCGACAACAACATTGCTGTATGTATCTGCAACGCTATCCCAGACCACCCACGCCAGGGTGTACGCAGTGCTGGCTGTCAGCCCGGTGATCGCCGTCGCTTCGTCAATCGTCCGCGTGCCCGTGCTGCTGTCGGTGACAGGCTCGCTGCCGCTGTAACTCGCGGGCGATGAGTTGGAGAGGTTGCCAGCCTTAATCTGCGCGCCCGTTGGCACACCCGGCCAACTCGCGGCGGCGTGCGCGATCCAGTATGCCTGGTATTGCGCGGAGGACTGCAGGTTGAGCTGCAGTAGCGTCAGCAGCATGGCTTACAGCGTTTCTAGCGCGGCAAGGGTGTTCTGCGTTTCCGCGATTTCCGCGTCGATGATGGACACCCGGTCCAAGTCGCCCAGGTCGGCGGCACTGGTGCGAAGCTGGCTCAGATTGACCAGCCGGCGTTTGAGCATCTCGATGATTTGAGCGATAGTCATGTCACACCACCTGTGCTCGCAGCAGCACGGTGCTGGTGTTCAGCACCATGTACACGTAATCGATTTCTGTCGCGCCGTCGGTGTACACGACATCAAACGCCGTATCCCCAGCGATGGCCGCGCCCTGCGTGTACGTTATGGTTGACCAGCCATCCTGCTCATTGGTCACCACGTTGTACCGGAACCACCTGCCGGTGGCATCCTTCTGCGAGTAGATCCAGTCTTTGCGGTAGACGTATTTGCTTCCCGCGCCGAAAACCTCTGTTGACGGTGCGTAGGTGAGTGCGCTGGCCCACGTATTGAGCGCGATGTCGTAGCGGTCGAGCACGGCACCAGCGGTTCCCCGAAAGCTGTAGATGAACCGCCCGTTGCGGATGTCCGACTCGTTCGTCCACGCGGCGTCCGTCGCCTCATGAACCCAGTGCGCAGACATTCCAACGCCGGGGGCGGCGGCACGGGCGGCGGTCGGGGACAAGGTTGTCCATGTGCCGCCGCTGATTGAATAGCGATACAGCGTGACGGCGTTGCTGCCGAGGTAGTAGATGAAGTCGTCGTTGCCCTCGATGTTGTACACGCTCGTAGCGTCGGGCTGCGTTGTCCACGCCGCCGAGGTCGTCAGCACGGTGCCGGTGTTGCTGCTGATGGTGCGGATCTGGCCTGCGCCCGTGCCTGACACGATGCGGACCTGATAGTTCGCCCACTGGTTCGTCGTCCAAGTCTTCGCTGAGTTGGTCAGCGTCGACGCGCCGCCCGCAGTGGCCGTGCCGGTGGCGAATGCCCTGTAATCAGAGCCGACCCAGGATGGCGTGGCGATGAGTTTGGAGTCCGTGCCGATCACTGCCGCCGGAGCAATACCGTCTGTCGCGCCGGTCTCGGCCGATGTCCAGGTATTGAGCGCAAAATCGTAGAAGCGGAACACCGCCGCAGTCGTGGTGCCCGCCGCCGTGATGGCGTTCAGCACGTACCACCTCGGCGTCAGCAGTCGGTAGGTGGTCGAGGCCGTGAACGCCGACGCCTGTACCGGGACGGTAATGACCGAGTTCGTGCCGACCGTATTCGACGAGATCGCCAGTGTCGCGCCAGCGTTCGGGCCGCCGGTGATGTGGATGCTGTAGCCGCGTAGGTCACGGGCCAGCGTCAAATTGGTCGTGATCGTCGAGGTCGTGCCCGCCGTCGCAGTACCCGAGGGGCCGACAGCGGTTGCCACTCCACATGCTCCGACGGCAAAAGTGCCAGCGAGCGCACCAGAGGGGATTTGCACCGCCGCATCTTCCATCGGGCTGTACAGATAGTGCACCGTGGCGCTTGCGACATACAGCTGCTGCTGCCGATAGTGGCGCGACGATGCGATAAACGCCCCGGCGACGGTTGCCGTCGGTACGGGAGTGCAGAACTCCCAGCGCTTGAGGTCGAGGATTTTACGATTGCCGTTGGTAGTTGTCATTTAGGTCACCGAAATGTTGCGGCGCAGGCTGTCCGCGCCAAGCCGCATGAGCGACGGGATTTGCTCGGTAGCCGCGAGGCCGCCGATCTGGGTTTGATTGGTCAAGGTTGCCATCGTTGTGACGGTGCTGACAGTGCCGACTGTCGTGACGGTGGGCAGGGTCCCCGCCTCGACGTTGACCCGCATGCGGTTCGCTGTGTCGGGCATCATTTGGCCAATTGAGCGGGTGAGCGACTGCACGACGAACCGCATGGCCTCGATGGCCTCGATCAACTCGCCATAGGCCGCCACCGGCAGCGGGTTGGCCTCGCTCGTATCGACAGCGGAGCCGTCCACGCCCCAGGCCGGTTTTACCCGCTGGAACTTGATGCCGCCGATGTCGTCGGACGCGATTACATCGCCGCCAGTGCCGGGATTGAGGGTTGTGTTATCTGCCATGCGTTAGCTCCAGGTTGCTGTGACTCGCGGACGAAACGCCGAGGATGTCAGCGAGCCGGGTACGTAAGTGGGGAGCGAGAGGGTCGGGTTGAAACTGGCTGCCGCAGTTGCGGGTATCCAGATTTGCCGGGGGGCGAATAGCTGCCAAGGGTCTGCGGACACTTGCCTGATTTCGGCATCAGTCAAGGCTCGCCCCCAAAAAACCCCTAGCACAACATTGGTCGCCGCGTAAGCCGCACCGCTACTCGCTCGCACAAGCCCTGATATACCAACCTGCAAAGCCGCCGATGTGCCTGCGGGCGATCCAGAAACGGAAGAATCAGGAATGCCATCAACGAAACTATCCAATACACCGTTGTGGAATCGCATTACCGCAAGGTGCGGCACACCATCTTCGAAAACCGTTGCAGATGTGTCTGAGCCGACGATGTCAGTATTGGGCGCTCGATACCACAGCCGCATCTTTGTCGCAGTTGAAGCACTCGAACCAATGAAAAAGATATAGCTCGATGCGTCAGCCAATCCGTAGCATCGCGCGTCTGTTGACTGTGCCCCCATTACTAGCGCGATCACCGTTTGCCCGTCTGAGGACGCCACCGTACCTGGAATATCCCGATAAAACGCTTGGCTGGAACCATCTCCCTTGAACGCGATGCCTTTGCTCGTTGGATTGAGCGTGGGAGCGCCAATCCTTAGATACGGGCCGATTGCTGGAATATCTGCCGCACGTACACCAACCGCCAGCGGATTGCCCCAATCCACCTCCACCGCATCTTGCGGCTGCTCGGTCCAAGGTCTGCGCAGTATCAGCATTACGCGATGTCGTACTTGATGCCGACGAACTCAAAGCTGTTGGTGTTGACTGCCGTGTTTCGCAGGTTCACGCCAGTGTTATGGCTCACAAACAGCCCCCAGAATTTTGGCATCACGCCGCCAAAACGAGACGCAACGCTGAAAGGCAGCACGGGGTATTGAAAATCACTCGTTGCCACCGGCACCGCAACGGCAGCGCCGAACCGCAGCGCACCCAACACGCCAGCGTTCGCCAAGGTTTCCGCCGAATCGGTGCCGTCCAGCACATCGATGGGGGTGGTTGCCAAGGACGTATCTGCGCCCCAGACGTAGACCGAGATCGTGGTGTTCGCCGTCGGTGTCGTGCCAACAGACACAAACCCGGACACGATGCAGTCCATGTACTTGTTGGTCGTGTTGTCGATCTGGCTCGACTCTCGACCGGCCAGAAACGTGCTGGATGTGGCCAGGTTGGCCAGGTCCATGGTGATCGCCGTGTTGGCGCTGTAATTGGGCGTTGCGACTGCCATCAGACCTCCCGGACCGCACGCTCGACATCGGCGACGGTGATTTCGTATGCGACTGTGGCCATGGCTCGCAGACCGTTGCGCTCAGTCTGCGTGATGACATCAATTGAGAGCAGGGCGTCGATCATGCCCTGCGTCGCTGGCGATCCAATATCCAGGCCTTGGGCTTGCGCAAGGAATTTCAGCGCCCGGCGCACGATGCTGGACATGGGGTGAGTGGTGAGGGCAAATGCCTCCAGCTTGGAGATCAGCGCATCGGCAGCAAGAGGCCCACCGGGGAAACGCTCCAGCACGCCGCGCTCACTTGCAAAATGGCTTGCCAATTTGGTGCGACCAATGCTCAAAGCTGTGGCAATGGGTCCGAACGAACCTGCGACAGCGAGCGCCTGCAGCTCGGGGGACGCCGCAATGGCGGCTCGGATTTCCTGCAGTGTCATTGCGATCTCACTTTCACGATAAGTGCAGCCCGCTCCACTTCCTCGGTGTAGTGCCGCTGGCAGTGGTCCAAACGCCATGTCTGCCAGATGAACAGCAGGTCGATCAGCGGGCGGGTGATCCTGCCAAACGGCTTTCCCCAGACCCACGCCCGCCATGCGCGGGACGACAGAGTCTCGTGGTGCCAGCCCCGCAGCAACGCGTTCAGCAGACAGTCGACCGCGAGGAGCACCTGGACGCTCCAGCGGTAGTCGTCTCCAGGCAGCTCACGCGGCGCGAGGTTCACGATCAGTCCTCGGTTACCACGTTGCCAGCGGTCAACTGCGGCGTCACCCCAGAACCGCACACGATGCTCGGGCTGATCGCGCCGTAGTACAGCAGCAACCCGGCGCCAGTGGACGAGGTGCCAAGGCCCCAGTGGGTCGCGGTGCCGCTGCCGCCAGTGCCTGCCGGAAAGGTCACGTTCGCATCGGCGGCGCTGGCGTTGCCGGTCACCGTCCACCCGGCCGTGGACCGGGCCACTGCGACACGGGCGTAACTGGTATAGGCGACCTCACTGGTGCTCTGATCACCAGCTTCGCCCGGGGACGCTGTGTGCAGGCTGAAGTACAGACTGCCCGCCGTGGTCGTGGCTCGCAGGCCGGAGGCGTCTCCGACGTTGGCGATGGCCACGTTCTCAAAGATCAACTGCAGCAGGGCAGTCTCGAAGGCGTTGGATTTGGACATTTGGTGGGCTCCTATGCGGCGATCACCGCGAGTGTGTTGGCGGGATCATTGAGATAACCGGATCTTGCCCGGCGTGCGACAAATTCTTTAGGGGGAATTCCGTCACTAGAACTTGGTGTTCAGGAGCCGGTAGGCATGCCGGCGGCTAATCCCGGCCTCTTGAAACACTTGACCCAGTGATTTCTGGGACCGTAGCCCTTCTCCCATCCTCACGCTGCGCTGCAGCGCCGGCCGCTTTGCGACGTAGGGCTCGGTGCCTCCCCACGCCTGGCGGGTCTGGGCCTCGAGCTGCTGCATTTTCTGAGCCGGGATCTCGGGCGCGATCGTGCGCAGCCGCTGAAGAAAGTCGTCGACGATGTCTGCCATGGATACCCCTTACCACCGTTTGACCCAGCCGGATCGGCGTGGGTAGTTGCGTGCCCTGGGCGGCTTCGGCGGCTCTCTTGGAGTCGGCTGTGCCGTGGGGGCCTGCGTCTGGTCGGCTGTGGTGGCCGCTGGTTGCGGCGTGTTGGAATCGGGGTGTATTTCGAGCGCGACGGCATCAATTGTCGCACCATCCTTGTCAAGTGGCAATGGGGTATTTTTTGGCGTTGCGTCGAGCATGTCGCGCTGGCGCAGCCGGCCCTCGATGCGCGCCCAGTGGTGATCTGCGTACTTCGGCACGCCCAGGTAATACTCGGCCGCGCGGCTGTAGACGCAGCAGTCCAGCGCCTCGTTGCGCCGGCCGGCGGGCTTGAGCCATTCGAGCTTGGGGCGGCCCTTGTGGTAACGGGTGACCAGGCGCTCGGCGGTCAGCTGGTCGTACACATAGCTTGGCGTGTGCCGGCTGAAGTGCACATAGCCCGGGCCCACCTGGAGCACGCGCAGCTCGGCGTAGATCATGGCCTTGGCGGTGTCGGTGCCTACCGGCCACACCCGGGCGCCGCGCTTGATGCGCTGGCCGCGGTAGGTGACCTCCACGTCGCTGGGCTTGCCCAGCACCGGCTTGGCGGCGATGCTGGAGCCCTTGACGGCCAGGACGTGCTCTGCCTGGTGGCGGCGGGCGTAGTGGTAGACCTGCTGCGTGTGGTGGCCGCCGGAGTCCACCGCGCAGGCGCTCAGGGTGATCAGGGCCCCGCTGGCGTGGGTGAATGGGCGGCGGCGCCACTCGGTGAGCAGCTTCCACGGGCTGTTGGGCTGGTCTTCCGGCGTGGCCGGGTCGCCGTAAAACACCTGGTGGTCGACCATCCAGCGTTCGTTGTTGCGGCCGATCGCCCAGGCGTAGGCTTCCAGGCGGTCGCCCTGCACGTCGGTGCCGGCGGTAACGACCAGGCCGCCCCAGGGGATGGTGGTCAGCGCGTAGTCCTCCGCACGGCGGGCCAGTTCGTGGGTGGCGATCTTGTCGCCCTGCTCTTCCCAGGTCTCGGCCAGCACCGTGTTGGTGAAGGTCTTGAGCTTGCTGATGTCGCCCTGCTTGGCGGCCAGCGCGGCGTCGGTGAACTGCTGCACCAGGTCGGCCCAGCTCACCCAGCCAAGCGGCGCATACAGGGCGTTCAGGTGGTAGCCGGTGAGCTTGCCCGGGCGCGCGCTGTCGCGCGACGGCTGCCAGTCGCCACCCGCCAGCATGGCGGGCTTGTGGTGCTCGAGGATCTCGCAGCCGTGGGCGGCGCAGACATAGCGCACGGTGGCCAGCAGCGGAGCGCCCTGGTCGTCCTTGTCCCAGCGCAGGCCGTGGGGTTTGTCGGTGCCCCACTCCAGCACCTGGCGCTCGCCGCAGTGCGGGCAGGCCACCTGGTAGCGGCAAGCGTCCGAGGTGTCGAAAGCGCTCTCGATGCGGGAGAAGTCCCGGGTGGTGGGCGTGCTGACCTTCAGCACCTTCTTGCGAGCGAAGGTGCTGGTGCGCTTTTCGGCCAGGGCCACCGGGTCGCCCTCGCCGTCCACGTCCAGCGGGTAGGCGTCGATCTCGTCCAGGAACAGGTAGCGCACCGGCATCGAGCGCAGACTGGCGGCCGAATTGGCCCCGCTCACGACCAGGACGCCACCAGCAAAGTCCTTCATCAGGGTGGTGTTGGCGTCGTCCCGGGATCTGTTGTCGCGCACCTTGCGCCGCAGTGCAGGGGTTTCTTCCAGCATCGGGGTGATCCGCTGGCGGCTGAAGCGCTTGGCCATGTCAGTCGTCGGCTGAACGATCATGACCGGGCCCGGCTCGTTGTCGATGATGTAGCCCAACCAGTTGTTGCCGGTCTCGCTCTTGCCCAGTTGCGCGGCGAACATCACCACCACCTCCTGGACGGTGGATCGGGCCGAGAGGTCGTCCATGATTCTCCGCAGGTAGGGCGTGCGGTCTGTGCGCCACGGGCCCGGCTCGCTGGATGCCTTGCCCGACAGCATGCGGTTCTGGTCGGCCCACTCGCTCACCGTCAGGTCCGCCGGCGGGCGCATGAACTCAGCGAACAGCAAGTCCACCAGGGCCTCGGCCCGGGTGACGTCGTCTGGGAGTTCGCGTGCGCCCATGTCAGCGAGCAGCCTGGGCGGCTGGCGGGGTGCTCAGGTCCGACAGCACCTGGCGGATCTCTCCCTCGAGGAGCGCGGTGACGGCAGCCAGGTCCGACTCGGCGGCCAGCTGCGGCGACAACCTGGCCGGGATCTGCAGCAAGGCGTCGCGCGTCGAGGTGATCTTGCCGGCCCAGGCCGAGCGCACGGCGTGGGTGCGGATCAACTCGCCGGCCAGCTCGGCCTGCTTCATCTCGGCGATTGACGCCTCAGCCAGCTCGCGCCGGCGCCGGGCCTCCTCGTAGCTGATCTGGGGATCGGCGTCACCGGCCACGATCATGCCGACCGGCTGCGGCGCGATCGGAGCCGGGCCGCTGCCGGCGTTGCGCACGCGGGCGCGGGTGTTGGCCGCCCACTGGATGTCGGCGACTTTCGGGTCGATCTTGCCGTCGATCAGCATGATGCGCTCCCCCTGGATGGCCTTGTGCACGGCCACGCGCGACACACCTCGGTGTTTCGCGTACTCCGCCTGGGTCATCAGGGTAACTTTTGCCATGTCCGTAATGCGCCTGTTAACTATTTGGAAACCTGTTCACTAGTGCGATTTCGAGATCGTTTCGACC